GAATATACCGTTATACGGAATATAGGTTATATCCGTTAATAGAACTTTTCTCGCTCCTTGCTTGAATTGCCTCTCTACTTTGTTATCTGCGTAATTGCTCGTCTTAAGAGCTTGCGCCATTCTCCTGTATGGATTGGCGTCTCTTATCGGACAGAACAGGCCGTATTTCCGCATAAGCCTTCGGATTTTTTTCTTGTTCATCCGTATCCCTATATGCGCTAAGCGCATATAAATGCCGTTTACTCCTTTTGCATATCCTCTATATTGATACACTTTTAGTATTATAGCATAATCTTTATCGTCTCTCCGCTTCTTCGCTTCGCGACTGTTTGCTCTTTCTACCCAGCTATAATATCCGGATCTCGATACGCCCGCTATTTCGCAAAGGTTCTTTACGCTCATAACGTTTTCATCTTTCTTAATGCTGTCGTTTATCGTTTTAAACTTCGCAGACGTAATCATTTCTTTCTCTCCAATTTTTGGATTTTTTTTAGAAATTCATTCTCCTGCTGCAAGTATGTTATCCGACGTTCCAGCTTCTTTATTTGTTGCTCGTACGAGTCATGCTTTTGAGGTGTTTCTTCCTCTTTCTTTGTCTCTTTCGATATTCGTTGGATAAAACCTCTCATTCGGCTTATTCCCAGAATATCGACCGACAAACCGTTTTCGTTAAATATCTTCTTTACGGATTTGCCGCCGTTATATTCTTCCAGCGCTTTGATTTTAAATTCGTCGGTATATTGTATCGCCCGACGGGTTACGGTTGCTACGTTCGGATTTGATTTTAATATTTTTATCTCTTCCGTCGTAAATATTTTTTTACTCATTTGTATCCGCCTTTTCACTTGACTCGGATACATTATACCATAAACTTTCCCTGTTGTCCACTTTTAAGGTTCCTGCATTTTTATGACTGTCCGATTTTTAGGGACGTCGCATTTTTCTGAACCTTTTCCGTGTCCACTTTTTAGGGTATAGTTCAAACCGCTTTTAACGGCGGAGCAGGTAGAGCTTTTAACCACTCCCACAGACCTTGCCGATTACAAGGAAGCAATAACCGAGTGCCTCTATAAAGGCACGAAGCGGAACGTGGAGAGTACAGACGCAAAAAACGCGCAAGGCGGGTAAGCGACGAAGAGTTGTTTACTCGTCTTTTGTATTACGGCTTGGCGCATTTGCACCTGTCACAGGACGAGGTGTGGCTTATGCCGTTCGGCTTGCTCCTCGATTTGTGGGAATGCCACAGACAATATAACGGCATCGCAAAGCCGAAAATCGAGGCGTTTATCGAGGATATTATTCCTGAAGGGATATAAAATTTTGTTCTCCCTAAAATATAGCAAAAAACAGGGCGATTATCCTTGACATTTTGCGACTTTGCAGGTATAATAGAGAAAAAATATTGCGATTTTGTGGTTTATCGGCAAAATAAAAAATGCGATATTGAGGAGAGCAAAGTGTTCAAACGAAAATTATATGATAAGTTGCTTGTATGGAAAAACGAATCAAACGGCAAGACTGCGCTTTTAATCGAAGGGGCAAGACGTATAGGGAAATCTACTATAGCCGAGGAATTTGCAAAAAATGAGTATCAAAGCTATATTCTTGTAGATTTCGCTTTTGCCACCCAAGCGACAAAAGATTTGTTCAGGGATATGACGGATCTCAATTACTTTTTCCTCCAATTACAATTGCAATATCATGTTGATTTGGAGGAGCGGAATTCCGTCATAATATTCGACGAAGTACAATTTTGCCCGTTGGCGCGGCAAGCAATAAAAGTTTTGGTAAAAGACGGGCGCTACGATTATATAGAGACGGGGTCGCTTATCAGCATAAAAAAGAATGTCAAAGATATCCTGATTCCAAGCGAGGAGCGAAAAATCAGCATGTATCCGATGGACTATGAGGAATTTTTATGGGCGATTGGAGACAACACAACTGTTCCCCTTTTGAAAAAGGCTTTTGACGGACATATTCCGCTTGGCAATGATTTGAACAGGAAAATGCTCCGCGGCTTCAGGCTTTATATGCTTGTCGGTGGGATGCCGCAAGCCGTAAACGAATATATTGAGACAAACAATTTTCGCAAGGTTGATTTAGTTAAGCGCGATATTTTGAAGCTCTACGACGATGATTTTAAGAAAATTGACCCAACGGGACGAATATCCCTGTTGTTTAATGCTATTCCCGCGCAGCTTTCCAAGAATGCGTCGAGATATCAGGTTTCGTCAGTTATACAAAATAGTCGGGCGGACGATATGTTGGAGCTTATTTCGCAAATGGCAGATTCAAAAACTGTGCTTATTTCCTATCAGGCTAACGACCCGAATATAGGACTTTCGGCAAATAAGGACTTATCCGTGTTTAAGATGTTTGTGTGCGATACGGGTCTGTTTACCACACTTATGTTCAAAGATAAGGATTTTACCGAAAATATTGTGTACGAGAAATTATTAAGCGATAAACTGTCCGTAAACTTGGGCTACCTTTATGAAAATGTAATAGCGCAAACGCTTGCGGCAAACGGCAATGAGCTCTTTTATCATTCGTGGTTAAATGAAAAATCGAGACATAATTATGAAATAGATTTCTTGCTTTCGGAAGGCAGTAAAATTTGCCCTGTTGAAGTTAAATCTTCAGGGTACAAAACACACGCTTCTCTTGACGAATTTTGCAAAAAGTTCTCAAACAGAATCTTGAAAAAATATCTCGTTTATACCAAAGACATGGCAAAAGATCAGGATATTCTTTGCCTTCCTGTATATATGACACAGTTTTTATGATAGCAAAACCGAAAGCCGAGGTATTTATTGAGGATATAATTCCTGAGGGGATATAAAAAGCCTTGCGACATATTGCAATTTTCCTGAAAAGTTGATATAATAAAAGCATGAATAATTCTGAGATAAAAATAAAGAAAAGACGGTGGTTTATAGCAAGTGCGGTTACACTTATTCTTGCCGTCTCGTGTTTAATAGGTATTGGTATAGTTTGGGAAAACTACCGCATGATAGGCAACATACTGCTTGCTGTGTGTATTTTATCGGCGATAGCAGCGATACTGACGTTTTCGCTTGGAATGGTGGCAGGGGATTCTTCTAAGAAAAAGCATAGCCATGAATCATCAGTTAAGGAAAGAACTGACGAGGAAGAGTTTGAAGAAATTTGTCAATATGACTTGTTAGATGATGACTAAAATCGATTGACAAGCCTTGTTTACAGCAGTATAATAAAAATAACCATAAAGAGTGTGTGAGGGACTGCCCCGTTGACCACACAGCAACCTGCCATAAGGCAAGGTGCTAAAGGCAGAACGATGGGTATATATTGAATTTAAACCCATCAGTGACGATGGGTTTTCCTTTTGCTGCACTCTTATGGAATAAATTATCAGGAGTGCTTTTATTATGGCAAAAGTGAAGGCGGTGGAGTCAAAGTTTTATGTTGACTACAGCAAAGGCGACAGTGTTCGGATATTGAGGAAAAACATACCCGACAAGCAAACGGCAATTGAAATTGCGAAGGCGTATTTTGAAAAGTATCGTAAGAAAGGGAAGCTGGGTATCATAACTGTTTTTACAATCAGCTGTGAGCGTGGTGCTCCAATGCAAAAGGTGTATGAGGGATACCCTCTCTGATTCTTACAATAAAATACAGAAAGATAAAGCATCTATCCAAGCGGGTAGGTGCTTTTTTATGCAAAAATTTCCCCAAGGAGGCAAAAAAATGTCAGAAAATTTCGGATTGAAGATAGGACTTGAAGGCGAGAAGCAGTTCAAATCGCAGCTGTATGAAATAAATCAGGCGTTCAAGGTTCTCGGCTCGGAAATGAAGCTTGTATCCTCCGAGTTCGACAAAAACGACTTCTCTGTGCAAGCACTCACCGCAAGAAATGAGGTCTTGCAAAAGTCCATTGAGGCGCAGAAAAATAAAATAGAAGTCCTGCGCTCCGCTCTTCAGAATGCGGCAGCCTCCTTTGGCGAGGCGGACAAGCGCACGCAGAATTGGCAGATACAGCTCAACAATGCGGAAGCCGAACTCAACGGAATGCAGAATGAGCTTAACGCAAACAATGCCGCCTTAAAGAAAGCCGAGAACGGTATGGACGACGTTTCGGACAGCGCGGACGATATGTCAGACAGCGTAGACGATGCCGCGGAATCAGCAGAGGAGTCAAAAAGCAAATTCAGCGGGTTAGGCACGGTTTTGAAAACAGTCGGCGCGGCAATGGCGGCGGTAACCGCAGCGGCTGTCGCTATGGCGGTAAAGCTCGGTAAAGAGGTCGTCTCCGCATATGCGGATTACGAACAGCTTGTCGGCGGCGTTAAAACTCTGTTCGGAACGGAAGCGGAGAGCGTAGAGGAATATGCGCAGTCTGTCGGTAAATCGGTAGACGAGGTTAAGGACGAATACAACAGTCTGCTTTCCGCACAGTCAAAGGTATTGGATAATGCGAACAGCGCGTATCAGACCGCAGGACTTTCGGCGAGCGAGTATATGGAAACGGTCACGTCCTTTTCCGCATCGCTCATTGCCTCGTTAAACGGCGACACGGAAGCTGCCGCAAAGAAAGCTAACCAAGCCATCGTGGATATGTCGGACAACGCCAATAAAATGGGCACGGATATGTCCATGATACAGAACGCTTATCAGGGATTCGCCAAGCAGAACTATACAATGCTGGATAACTTAAAGCTCGGCTATGGCGGCACAAAAACGGAAATGGAGAGGCTTCTCGCCGATGCGCAGGCTATTTCGGGTATCGAGTATAATATCGAGTCGTATGCGGATATAGTGGACGCAATTCATATTATCCAAACGCAGATGGGCATAACGGGAACGACCGCCAAGGAAGCCGAGTACACGATAACAGGCTCTATAAACTCCTTAAAAGCGGCATTCCAAAATTTGTTAGTAGGTTTCGGTAACGCAGATGCGGATATACAGTCTCTCTGCCGGAATGTGGCAGACGGCTTTAAGACAGTAGTAAGAAATATAACTCCCGTCATAGAGAATATCGTGTCGGCACTTCCTACGGCGGTAAATGCTATAATCGGTGCGGTGGGTGAAATGCTGCCAACACTCCTCGATACGGTAACAAACCTTTTTTCAGAGGTTTTGGAAACGCTGTTAAAGCTCTTGCCGAAGCTTATTCCTGCGGTAAATAAGGCATTGCTCACGATAGTCAACACGCTTGTAAAGAATCTGCCGCTAATCGTAAATGTGGCGACACAGATTATTACAAGTCTTGCTACGGGTATTGCTGAAGCCATACCCACGCTTGTGCCTACTTTGGTGCAGGCGGTAATGGATATATGCCAAACACTCATAGATAACCTACCGTTGCTACTCAATGCGGTACTACAAATAATAGAGGGTTTAGCCGAGGGAATATTAGAAGCCATACCCGTTATTATAGCGGCATTGCCTAAGGTTATTACGGCAATTATTGAATTTATCCTTGGTGTGATACCGCAGATTATAGAAACGGGCATACAGCTTTTAACGAGTTTAGTTGCGGCATTGCCTGAAATTATAACGGCTATCGTGCAGGCGATTCCTCAGATAATAGAGGGAATCATAACCGCCGTGTTGGGAAATTTGCCGCTCATAGTAGACGCGGGAATTAAGCTGCTTGTGTCGCTTATTCAGGCATTACCGCAGATAATAGAAACGATAGTGCTTGCGATACCCGAAATTATAACGGGCATAATAAACGCATTTGTAAACTGTATTCCGCAAATAGTGCAGGCGGGTATACAGCTGTTCACTTCGCTTATAACCAATCTTCCGACAATCATAATCGAAATCGTAAAAGCCGTGCCGCAGATATTAGGCTCGATTATATCGGCATTCGGTCAGGGCTTTTCGCAAATGGCAGAGGTGGGCAAAAACCTTGTAAAAGGCTTATGGGAAGGCATACAGAGCCTTGCAAGCTGGATTTGGGACAAGGTCTCCAATTGGGCAGGCGATTTATGGGACGGCATTTGCAGCTTTTTCGGCATACATTCCCCGTCCACGAAGATGGCATTTGTCGGGGATATGCTTATGGAAGGCTTGGCAAAGGGTATAGACGAGAGCGCAGGTGCGGCATTGAATAGTGCAAGTAATCTTACCGCCGATTTAAACTCCGTATTCAACGACCTTTCCGCAGATATGTCCGCCGTTCCTACAGACTTTGATATGATAGCCAATGCAAAAGTAACGGCACAGGCGGCTACCTCTCCGACGGTAAGCGGTGCGGCTACTACGGAAAGCCTTGTTGCAAGTATCGCATCTGCGGTAAAAGAGGCGCTTGCTGACGGCTTCGGTGGAGATACGGTTATTCCTGTGTATATCGGCGGCAATATGATAGATGAAGTTATCGTCACGGCGCAACAGCGTGTGAATCTGAGAAGCGGAGGTAGGTAAATGGTGCATAATCAGTATCTTGTAATCAACGGCGAAAAGCTGCCTTTGCCTTCAGGTTATAGCTTAACGCTTAACTCAGTTCTGGCAGACTCTTCGGGAGAGACGGAAGCAGGAACAACGCAAAGGGATATTGTGCGCGTAGGAGTTGTAACCATCGCTCTTTCGTTTCAGGTGAACTACATGTGGCTTAAAAAGCTCACGGCATATTCGAGAGAACCCAAGTTGACCGTGCAATATTTTGATACCGAGGACTTAACCTTAAAAACCACCGAAATGTACATAGACGGGTATAAGGCGGCTCTTTACAAGGATACGGCGAATAAGGGGTTTTGGAATGTGTCGTTTAATTTAAAGGAATTGTGAGGGAAAGAGTATGTTTCCTGTATCAGACAAATTTTTAACCGCCGTCAATTCCAATGCACGTCAGTATTATTGGACGGGAAAAATAACCACGAAGGCAGGCAAGGTATATGACTTCGGCGGTGATGATATAGTCAAGGGCAGCGGATATATAACCCGTTCCTGCTGCGGCTCCTCCGAGCTTGAACTTGGCACGGTGTATGCCTCGGAAATGGGAATAACTCTGTTTTCGGATATTGACAGGTATTCTCTTGACGGGGCTACCATACAGCTGTATTACACCTTAAAGCTTGATGACGGAACGGAAGAGACAATTCCGATGGGCGTTTTTGAGGCTTCGGAAGCAAACAGAAACGCGAAGACTCTTGAAATAAAAGCATACGACTATATGCTCCGTTTTGACAAGGCAATTTCCGTAGAATACTCCAACGGAACACCGTATAATTACCTTTCTGTTATGTGCGTCGAATGCGGAGTGGAAATGGCGCAGTCGCAAGCGGAAATAGCTGCGCTTACTAACGGCAGTGCGATGTTCGGTATTTATGCCGAGAACGATATTTCAACCTTCCGAGATTTGCTTTACTATATTGCACAGGTGCTTGGCTGTGTGGCGCAGATTAACCGCTACGGCACGCTGGAGCTGATTCCTTACAGCAATACGCCCGTAGCGGAGATACCTCAAACACAGCGCTTTTCAAGCAACTATTCCGACTTTGTCACGAGGTATACGGCGGTTTCTTCTACAAACCTTATAACCGAAACGGCGGAATATTATGCGTTAGAAACGGACGACGGGCTTACCATGAATTTAGGCGTCAACCCTTTATTACAGTTCGGAATGGTGCAGACGCGGGAAAGGCTTCTCCGCGCCATATTGGACGTCATTGCAAAAATTGAGTATGTGCCATGCGATGTGTCGGCGATCGGTAACCCTGCACTTGACCCTATGGACGTGATTCGTTTCACCGGCGGTCATGCGGACAGCGATAAGCTTTCCTGTATTACGGGTATCACCTATAACGTGAACGGAAAACACAGAATAAAGTGCGTCGGAAAGAATCCCAAGCTTGCGGCAGCAAAGTCGGTGAATGACAAAAACATCTCAGCGCTTGTCAGTCAAGTGGAAGAGAAGAAAACCGTTGTGTATAATTTCGTTAATGTTGCGCCTTACGACATTTCGTCCAATCCGCTTGAAATTCTCAGTATTGACTATATTGCAAAGGAATCCACTTCGGCGATGTTTCTTGCCGAGATATTGCTGGAGGTAACGGCTGTGGACGAGGTGGGGAGTATCGAGGGTACGGCGACCTATGAGGACGAAACACAGCAGGCGGTAACATTTAACTTCACGAAAAAGTCTCACCCGCAAATAACCGTGACATACAAGCTGAACGGCACAGAAATTGCCACCTTTCACCCTGAACAGATTTATCACGAGGGGAAGCAGATTCTTACTCTTTTTTTGCCCCTGACGGATATTGTCGCCAACAGTACGAACAGCTTCTCGGTTCTTCTGAATATCGAGAACGGAACGGCGACAATCGGTGCGGAGCAAATAAGAGCAACCGTCAGCGGGCAGGGACTTGTGGCAGGTATCGGCACTTGGAACGGACGGATAAGCATCACGGACGAGATCGGGGCCGTTAATTTGTCAGAATTTGCAGGGGTAAGCCTTGAAAAGATAAATGCAAATGCGTCAGTAACGCAGGTGTATATTCAGAGCAGCTCTGTGCAGCAGAGTATACCCGAAATTACCGCAACAGGCTTTGCCGTTGTTGCGCTTGAGAGTGTAAAGGAAAAGGTGACTGCAGGCGAAACGATTACCACGGCTACCATACAAAGCGATAGGGCGGGAGACTATTTCTATAACAGGAACTTTATCACAACGGAAAACGGCTGCTTCGCATTGAAAACCGTCACTGTGTTTAACGGCGCAGTGGGAACAATCGACAGCGGCTTGATATCCTCTGTGCAAATTCCTTTTGAAAGCTATGAGACAATAACGAGCTTGGAGGTGAAATAATGGCGATTAAAAATTATGAGACGGTGCAGGAAATTGTCGATGCAGGGACAACCAATATGACGACTCTTTTAAGCTCTTCTAACGATGACGGCACCGTTACCATATCCAATACTCCATCGTGGCTAAAATTTAACGGTGTGACACCCACGGCTATGTATGTAAGCGGCAACAGCTGGTTCGGGGTTACGGGAAGCTCGGAGCAGATACGCTTTAACAGACGGGATACGAAGATATATTATCTGTACGGCGAGGAAGGAAAGCTATATGACTATTATAGTTTTTATAAGCTGCGTTGGCGCGGCTATTCGGCTTATAACAAATCTACAAGCTCTTATTTTCAGGAATGGGAGGTTATCTTCTTCAGTACGGGAGATATCATGATTCGCGCCGTGAGCATACCAAGCTCAAACTATGACGGAACGTTTAACATTGTAGCCTCTGAAACCTATAGCTATACCAAGCCGACGTCGGCAAGCCCGTATGTATCCTTCTATTCGCAGGACGATAACAACAGCAAGTTTACGGTTGCATACGAGCTGATAAACATTGATATGCCGTTCCACAGGCGTTGGCTTGTTGAGGATGAGGGCGCGTTTTATAATGTCGCTGACAGCGAATTGAATCAGCTTGAAATTACGGAGCTTACGGCACAGGCATTCTTGGACTATGGAAATGAGGAGCCGCCGAAAGGCGAGCTATTGCTTTCTTTGACTGCGCCGATTATTCACCATTGGAACGACAGCAACAGTGAAGAGTTTAACACGCCGATTCAGCCAGAAATAAATGCCGTTCTGACGGCGACGCCGTATACTCAGCTTTTGGAGGTTCATGTAGATATGAGTCATGAAAGCATAACGGGGATAAGCGGTGTAACGGCAGAGTACGAGGGGGATGTGCTTGTGATGCATTCTCTTGACGACGGCACGAATTACTCCGAGCCGATTTCAATGGCGGACTTTTTGAGCTTGGACTTTGCGGAGGTGTTTGCAGGACTTCCAGAGGACAAGGTGCTATATCTTCGTTTTTCTCTGTGTGCAGAGGCTTCTTTAACAAATGTCCAATTTACTTTTACAAATATCTAACGGAGGGAAAATATGCTGAAAGGCACAACTAAAATTGAATTGACGAATGTTAAAACGGGCGAGAAGGAAACAATAGAAAAGCACAATATGGTGACGAATGCGCTGAGCACGCTTTATCAGCCTAAGCTTGGGCATCTTACGCAGGAGTCCACTCTGCGCGGCTTCACTCCCTGTTACCATACCATGATGGGAGGCTTGCTGTTGTTTGACGGCAGTATTACTGAAAATGCCGACCGGATTTATGCGCCTGCAGGAGTCAACGTAACAGGCTGCGCAAGGTATAATCAGGTTAATACGGGTACGGGCAGAACGCAGGGAAGCTATAACCTTACGGAAAGCAAATACGACTCTTCGGCTAAGAAAATGACATATGTGTATGACTTTAATACGTCGCAGGGGAATGGAACGGTAGCTTCAGTATGTCTTACCAATATCGACGCGGGGTATGGCGCTTACGGCTGCGATATAGTAACCCTTCAGAGCTTAAACAGAAGCTTGTTCAGCACGCCTATGAATTATCTCGTAGGCGGCAGAGACCAATACTCAGGTATTTCTGTCGGGACGTATGAGCACCTGTTTTATATTGATCCCGAAGCAGATATCGGCTATTATTTTACAGTCACGGATAGCACTCACCTATCTATTACTAAGCGAATGCTGCGACTAAAAACCTTCTCGCTGTTTAATAACAATTTAAAGGTTATGGAAAAGCTGGAGCTGCAGGTGCTGGAAAAGGCTATCGGGAATTACAAGTGCTACAACTTTGACCCTGACGAAAATGCTCTGTATATTTTCTCAGCGTCATCGTCCACGGTTGCAATAAATTCTACCTTTATGGTAACTAAAATTGATTTGTCCACATGGGCAGTAACGCAGTATACGCTTTCCAACACAGGCGACGCGGCTTTTGCTTCAAGCTCTCGTTGGGCTTTCGCGCATAAAGGCTATTGCTATATTTGGAGCAGTAGCTCGCCTTATTCCTGCTATAAAATAGAAATTGCCAATACCGTCAATATAACGAAGCTCACGGGAACCGCGTCGAGTTACTGCGCACCTATGTATGCGCATGACGGCTTGGTGCATTACCAGTACATAAGCAGTAGCGGCAGTTCCATTCAGTCGGGTACGAGGCAGTATATCGCGGATTCGGAAAACAACAGCCTGAAGCTGAGCGGGAATGGGTATGTCATTGCTTTCTCTTACAGCAAATATTACTATTCGCCGTCGATGACACCCGTAAAAGATATGCCGTTGGTTTTCTATTGCAGCTTGGGTTCAAACGTAACGCCCAGCTTTTATTACCTGACCAACTACCTTGCAACAATAAACAACCTTACGGAGCCTGTGGTAAAGACTTCAGATAAGACTATGAAGGTGACGTATATCATAGAGGAAGCGTAGAGGAGGGAAAAGCGCAGTGATAATTTCAATCGTGGTGAGCGTGTGCGCAAGCGTTCTTAGCGGTGCCGCGCTCTTTTTCATGCAACGTGCAGTCAGAAAGCGGGAAGCGGAAGAGCTGAAACGCAGAAAAGCGCACAAAAAGGAAAATATCCTGATACTTAAAAGCATAAAGGTACTTGGCGAGCTTACGGAGGCGAACAGTATAGCTATCCGCGACGGCAAAACCAACGGCGAACTCAAGCACGCGCTTGCGGACTACTCGCAAATCAGCGGCGAACTTGAAGAGTTCCTGATAGAACAGACAGCAGAAAACTAACGGAGGAAATACATATGAATGAAATCTTAATCAATATTATCTCGGCGGTGGTAACAACGGTGTTGCTGCCGCTTTTAACTTTGGCTGGGACGAAACTTATCCAATGGATAGGCACTAAAACCAAGAACGAAAAGGCTACGGCGTTGCTTTCCACGGCTACGAATATTGTTCTGAATGCCGTGCGGAGCGTGTTCCAGACCTATGTGGAAAGCTTAAAGACGAGCGGCTCTTTTAACAAGGAAGCTCAGCTCACGGCTTTAAACAAGGCAAAGGATATCGCGCTCTCGGAGTTTTCCGACGACGTGAAGGAGTACATAACCGCCAACTTCGGCGACCTTGAGACTTGGCTCGTAAACCAAATCGAGAGCTCCATAAATTTCCTTAAAAATTCATAAAGAGCAAAAGCTGCCCGTTGGACGAAAAAACGTCTGACGGGCAATTTTTTTATGGTCTTTTTCATGCACTGATTTAGTGACTGCTTGCCATGTGTTAGGTAGGAGGCAGTTATGACAGAGCAACAGAAAATTAAAGCACAGACATATAGAAATCAGGGCTATGGCTACGGGCGGATAGCAAAGGAACTGAATATTTCGGTAAGCACGGTTTCCTCATATTTTTTACGATTAAAAGAAAAGGAAAGCCGTTCAAAATTATGCCTCTGCTGCGGCAAGCCGCTGAAACAAACGAAAGGGCATAGGCAGAAGAAATTTTGCGGCGAAAGGTGTCGGCGAAAATGGTGGAAGGGACACCCAGAAAGCGATAATCGAAAAGCGTTCTATACTCTCCGTTGCAGGTGCTGCGGCAGCGATTTCCTGTCTTACGGGAACAAGAACAGAAAATATTGTTCATGGGAGTGTTACCTGAAAGCTAAGCGAGGTGAGCGCTATGAGTAATATAGAATGCTACCTTTTCGCCGTTCGGCTTTTAGAGACTATGAGAAAAAACGGCATTATTTCTGACAGTGAGTTTTCGGCAGCGGAAGCACATTTTGCCGAGAAAAATTGTATCAAAAAGGACAGTATTTATCGGCAAAATGACTTGATAAATTTTCCGTTCAGAGCAATATATAGTGTACCGAACAATAAGGAGGTGCCAGATGGCAACAGTAAAAAAAGTTGAAATCTTGCCGAAGTTAAAAAAAATGCTCAATACGGCTGCCTATGCGCGTGTGTCAGTTGAAAAGGATTCTATGCTTCACTCGCTATCCGCACAGGTAAGTTATTATAGCAAATTCATACAGTCCAGAGAAGGCTGGAATTTTGCAGGCGTTTATGCGGACGAAGCAAAAACAGGAACGAAAGGCGATAGACCAGAATTTCAAAGAATGCTTGCCGATGCAAGAGCAGGGAAAATAGACCT